AATAACTTTAGTTAAACAAATCAATCAATGACCATCTCCACTGACTATATCCGCACTTCTCTTCAAGCAGTGTATGGAGAGTCTGTGACTGCTGCTGACATTCGTGCCTGGTGTGCTATGAACGGTTCTAACTACCAGACTGTCACCAACAAACTTAATGAATACAAAGTTGGTCGCGGCAAGTGGAATCTAGAGGTGACAAAGGAGACTGTAAAAGAACTGGAAGTAAACTTTAATGGACTTTCAGCAATTCCTGCATCTGAGCAAAATCTTATTCCTACAAAAGATGATACTTTCGTCCAGTTTGGTAACTTCACTGATATTAAAAAAATTATTAAGTCCAATCTTTTTTATCCTACATTTATTACAGGACTTTCTGGTAATGGTAAAACGTTTTCTATTGAACAAGCCTGTGCTCAACTCAAAAGAGAATTGATTCGTGTCAATATCACTATTGAAACTGATGAAGATGATCTCATTGGTGGTTTTCGTCTTGTTAATGGTGAAACCATCTGGCACAATGGCCCAGTCATTGAAGCCTTGCAAAGGGGTTCTGTGCTGCTCCTTGATGAAATTGACCTTGCCTCAAACAAAATTCTTTGCCTCCAATCTATTCTTGAAGGAAAAGGAATTTTCCTCAAGAAAACTGGCAAGTTCATTACGCCCACAAAAGGTTTCCAAGTATTCGCAACCGCAAATACTAAAGGTAAAGGAAGTGAAGATGGACGATTCATTGGAACTAACGTGCTCAACGAAGCATTCCTTGAGCGTTTCCCAGTAACATTTGAGCAGGAATATCCTAATCCTTCTACTGAACAAAAGATCCTTGAATGTGTTTCTTCAGACCTTGATATTAATGACAAACCTTTCTGTAAGCACCTTGTAGATTGGGCAGACATTATTCGTAAGACATTTTTTGATGGAGGTATTGATGAAGTTATTAGTACAAGACGTTTAGTTCATATTATCAATGCTTACAGTATCTTTAATGATAAAGCAAAAGCAATTGAAGTATGTCTGAATCGTTTTGATAGTGAAACAAAAGAATCTTTTATGGAACTTTATGATAAAGTAGATATTAATTTCCAAATGCCTTCTGAAAATAATGATGAAGATAGAATTTATGTAGTTGACTCAAAACCTGAACTTTGATATAATATATGATAAACACTTGGTCACTTTTATATGATGAAATTTATGGAGATGAATCAATGATCACTACAGCAACAAGTAAAGACTATGATGAATTTTGGGAAAATGATGGATTTAGTATGGTAGGAAATCCAAGTACTCCATCTTCAGATACTATTGTTTTTAGTGGTTCTCATCTTAAGGGTGGTATGGGTGATGATCATATCACCTTCACAGGTGATAATACTCATGCTGCTACATTTGTTCCTATGAATATGTTTGGAGAATCTCAAGATACAATTAATTTCAATAATGATTTGTATGATGATTTTGAGTGTCCTCATCCTCCACAGGAAAATACTTCAACTCCCAATAGTAAAAGGAAGTATAGTGAAGATGAAATTATTAAAGAACTGCAAGAATATATTAGTAGAACATATGACCAGCATTATTCTGCTGGTGATGATAAGATTCAAACTCTTGATCTTATTGAAGCTTGTGGTGATGGTGAAGCATTCTGCAGATCCAACATTCTCAAGTATGCATCACGATATGATAAGAAGGGAACTGCCCGTCGTGACATTATGAAGATTCTGCATTATGCTGTTCTTCTGATGCATTTTAATGACAAAAACGCTAAACTTGAAACCTATCCTCAGTGATGAAATTGAAACCCACAACTATGAAACTATCTGATACTACTACCACTCTTCTTAAGAACTTTTCTTCTATCAATCAGTCTATCCTTATCAAAGGAGGTAGTAGGTTGAGGTCCATGTCTGTTATGAAAAACATTTTGGTGGAAGCAAATGTTGAAGAAGAATTTCCAAAAGATTTTGGAATTTATGATTTAAATCAATTCCTTAATGGACTTTCTCTTCATCAGAGTGCTGAACTAGATTTTGCAAATAATGAGTATGTCCTCATTAGAGAAGGTAAAATGAGATCCAAATATTTCTTTGCTGATCCAAATGTAATTGTCTCTCCCCCTGAAAAGGAAATTACTCTTCCTACTGAAGATGTATGTTTTATTTTGACTAGTCAACAACTAGAAAAACTTAAGAAAGCATCTTCTATCTACCAACTTCCTGATGTCTCAGCAGTATGTGAAAATGGTGTGATTAAATTGGTTGCACGTGATAAAAAGAATGACACATCTAATGATTTTTCTATCATTGTTGGAGAAACAGATCAAGAGTTTGTTTTCAACTTTAAAGAAGAAAATCTGAAGATTATTCCTGGAACATATGATGTTGTTATTTCCTCAAAACTTCTATCACGTTTTAGTAATCAAAACATTGATGTTACTTATTACATTGCTCTTGAACCAGACTCTACTTTTGGATGAAACATATCCTTTTCACATTAAAAGGTTGTCCTGAGCATTTACTTAATGATGAATCACACATAAGAGAAACTCTGGCAAATGCAGCAGGAGTTTCTGGTAGTAAACTTCTTAATATTTCATCTCATAAGTTTGATCCTTGTGGAGTTACTGCTATTGCTCTTTTAGCAGAATCTCACATATCCATTCATACATGGCCAGAAAAAAGTATGGCTGTGTGTGATGTCTTTACATGTGGAGACCACACTAATCCTAGAGCAGGTGCTACATTCATGTATGAGATGATGAATGCGACTGATGTTGTTTCACAAACTTTTACTAGACCACTTGAATGATTATGGGAAAAAAAGATTATGATGGTCCTCTTTGGGCACCTTGGCATAAGGTAGAAGAAGGAAGGAAAAAATTTCGTGAATGGTTGAAAAAACAGGAGAAAAAGGATGAAGGATGATTTTATTTGGGTTGAAAAATATCGCCCAAAGACTATTGATGAATGTATACTTCCTGAAAACATTAAGAAGACATTTAATGACTTCCTAGATAAGGGGGAGGTTCCAAATCTATTACTTGCAGGCCCTCCTGGATGTGGTAAAACCACTGTTGCAAAGGCATTATGTCAACAATTAGGAGCAGATTTTTATGTCATCAATGGATCAGATGAGGGACGATTCCTTGATACTGTCAGAAACAATGCGAAAAATTTCGCTTCGACCGTTTCACTTTCTTCAACTGCAAAACACAAAGTCATCATCATTGATGAGGCAGATAATACAACCCCAGATGTACAACTCTGCTTACGGGCGTTTACTGAGGAGTTTATTAAAAACTGCAGATTCATCTTCACCTGCAACTACAAAAATAAAATCATTCAACCACTTCATTCCAGATGCGCAGTGGTTGAATTTGGAATTAAAGGAAAAGATAGACAAGCAGTTGCAGCAACCTTCTTCAAAAGAACTCAAGAAATCTTGGATACAGAAGGTGTTAAATATGATAACAAGGTCCTGGTAGAACTTATCAATAAACACTTTCCAGATTGGAGACGTGTTCTTAATGAACTACAAAGATATTCTGTTGGTGGCACTATTGATACAGGTATTCTTGCAACCTTTAGTGATGTAAAAGTAGATGACTTGGTTAAAAAACTTAAAGAGAAAGATTTCCCTGAAGTACGTAAATGGGTTGTCAATAACCTGGATAATGATACTAGTGTACTTCTGCGTCGTATTTACGATGCTTGTTTTGATTCCATGGTTCCGAATAGTATTCCTGCTGCTGTGCTTACTCTCGCTAAGTATCAGTATCAAATGGCATTTGTTGCGGATCAGGAAATAAACATGTTGGCATGTTTAACTGAAATCATGGTGGAGTGTGAGTTCAAATGAAGCATTATAATAACTATTATGTCAAATTTGATGATGATGAACTGCGACAAATCTTGAAAGAGATTAGTAATGAAGAAGTAAAAGAGAGGATGAGAAGTTCATTGGGAGAAACAATTGATCCTATAGATAAATTTCACTCAACTATCGCATATTATAATGATGAAGTTTAAAGCACTGGTATTCATTCGTCTGAGGTCACAGGTTGATGACTCTCCAGGTAATGCTGTGAGAGATGCCTGTAAGAGGTTGTCTGAACTCAATATCAGGAAACTTAGATTGGGTAAGGTAGTTGATGTTTGGTTAGAGGCAGAGACTAGAGAGTATGCTGAGAAAGAATTAGAAATGCTTTCTGATAGATTTCTTGCTAACACAGTCATGGAAGACTGGGATTATGAATTGACTGAGATTGAAAACTTTCCTAAAGGTATTGATAATGGATGATTTTAATAAACCAGGATCTAATAAGATAGGACTTACTCCTGTATTCAAAGATTTTGTAGTTAATTTGCAGATAGATAATGTAGTGAAGATCTTAGATGCTAAGATTGAACGTTGTAATGTATACAATAGTGATAATAGAGATGAAGTATACAAACAAATAACTATTACCTACAAAGATACTATATAATGCCACATGAATTTGACCCATGCGAAGCACCTGTAGAAGGTGAAGTTGACAAGTGGGGTTTTACAATCAAACCATTAATATCTGATGTTGAATGTATTTTATTATGTCTTAAGAATGCCCCATGTGGAACTGATAGAAAGCAAGTTATTCGTTTAATTGAGGAGTATGAATCTAAATGAGAGGAATTTTAAATAAACAAAAAAGATCCATTTATAGATCAAGAAATATTCATAAAGAGATTGACAATTTATCATACCACCAAGTAAAATCAAGATGGTATTATATCTTTTGGGGAATTGCTACAGTCTCTGTAGTGGTTGGTCAAATTTATGTTGGATCTGGTTTTAGAAGCATGTCCACATCTGTAAATCAAGTATTGGAGAAAATTAAATGAAGTATTTGTTGATTGTTGCTAGTGCTTTGATGTTTGCCACTCCAGCAATGGCTCATAAGAGGCATAGTCATCGCTATCATTCTTATTGGGCAATTCCATCTCATATGCACCACCACTGTCATAAAAGAAGTGGTATATGTCATTTTCATACCCACAATCATGGTGGTAAAGGAAATGGTCATCATGGTGAAAGGTTTATGCATGGACATTATCCATGGATTAAATTTGAATACCATCATCACTGAAATGAAATCATTTAAAACACCTTTAAGATATCCTGGTGGAAAATCTAGAGCTCTTACAAAAATCTCACCACATCTTCCAGATTTATCTACTTTTATAGAGTATCGTGAACCATTTCTTGGGGGTGGAAGTGTAGCAATTCATATTACTAAAAAGTATCCTCATCTTGATGTGTGGGTCAATGATCTGTATGAACCTCTCTGTAATTTTTGGAGAGTTCTTCAGAATGATGGATGTAACCTATATAAGAAACTTCAGGAACTTAAATCTAGATATCCTGATCCTAGTTCTGCAAAAGGTCTTTTCCTTGAATCAAAAGAGTATCTAAATGATGAATCCAATAATGACGCTTTATGGCGTGCT